GCGTTCAGCCTGGAATGTACCTTGCGGGCATTAGCTGCCCATCGGGCCTCTCAGGGGGTGGAACCAATGGGTCAATGACCCCTCATCCCCAGCCACATCCTTTCAACATTGATCAGTTACATTATTCTTGCTATTAGCTAAAATGTCACCCAATAATCTGGCCTGTCAAGATCAGTCAATGGCTGGCCTAAATCGGTGAATTGGCTGGGCAAAGGCCAGACAAATTACCCAAAACCCACAGTCAACCCAGCCAATTATGCTTCATGACTGACCTGTTCCCTTGTTATTTGCAGGCCTGGAACTGCTATCTTCTGGCGATGTGACTTGTGGTTGAGCCCAGTCAGGCCAAGACACCTCCTATAGGATGCCCAGCCACCATGACTAAGACACCAAATGACCAGTGCAAGACTTGCAAATCACCCCACCTTCATGATTATGAGCGCTGGTACTTTGTTGAAAAGCTCAGCCCCAGGAAAATGAGTGCCAGGGCAATGCAGGAATTTCAAGAAAATATCGGTAAGGATTCCTTTTTCAACCATTTTAAGTACCACTCGCAGGTTCCGGCTGAGGTCCAGAAGCGGTACCAAGAACAACAAGCCTCAATCAAAGAAACTGCTGGCAAGGTCGTTGATGAGCTGGCCGTCTTGGACCAGCTAATCCAGGATGAGATGGAAACTCATGGCCTGGTCAAAGCCTGGGTCTCTGAACTCTTCAGGCCGAGGGTTCCGCACATCGATAAAAGTACAGAATTGCCCTACATTCCCATGTCTCTTGTCTCCATGGATCAGGGCACGATAGCAGAGATTCGACAGCTCATAAAGACCAAGTCTGACCTGATGAATGGCGACCTCAAGGGCACTGAGGCGAAGATGATCACAGAAGCGATGAAGAAGGTGCATGAACACAGAAAGCAGCGGCTCAATGGACCTGGCGGAGGCTTACGAGGAGCTGGCTTTGGAGGTAAGAAGTGATCCCGTCTGGTATGTCGAGACATTCCTTGACTCCCACCCCTGGACTGTTCAAGCCCAAATCCTTGAAGCCATCCGAGACTACAAGCGTATCGTTGTCCGGTCCTGTCATGGCATAGGCAAGTCCTGGCTCGCTGCCCAGGTCATCTTATGGTTCCTCATTGCTTTTTATCCCTCAATCGTTCTCTCTACAGCTCCCACTTTCAGACAGGTCGAGAAGCTGGTCTGGAAGGAAGTCAGAGCCAGCTTCAACAGGGCGAGTTTCAAAATAGGCCACCTCCTGCCCAAGGCTCCCGAACTCCAGATCCAGCAAGACCAATGGTATGGTGTGGGCCTCTCGACCAATGACCCTAACAGGTTTCAGGGGTTCCACGAAGAGAATATCCTGGTGGTCATAGATGAAGGCCCGGGTGTGGACGAGGACATCCATGAAGCCGTAAACGGCGTGATGACCTCCAAGAATGCTAAACTCTTCATGACCGGCAATCCCACGGCCACCACAGGAACATTCTTTAACGCCTTTAACTCCGATCTTTGGAAGACCTTCCATGTCGCAGCCTGGGACACCCCGAACTTCACCGAGTACGGAATAGTCGAGGCAGACATAGCGTCTGGTGCCTGGAAGGATAAGCTCGGAGATAAACCGCTGGTCAACCCCAACCTCATCACTCCAGGCTGGGCCGCAGAAATGTACCAGCTCTGGGGACCGGATTCCTCAGCTTACCAGGTCCGTGTTGGAGGCAACTTCCCTAAGAAGGGCCTTGATACCATTATTCCTTATGACTATGTTGAACGGGCAATAGAACGCTATGCTGATCTCGAAGACCAGGGCGTACTTGATGACTTAGACGGCCTGGAACCTAGAACCCTGGGCGTAGACGTTGCCAGGTTCGGAGATGATGACTCTGTCCTGGCCCCAAGGATTGGCAATATTATCCTGCCACTCGAGTATTACAACGGCCTGGATACCATGGAGCTGACAGGAAAGATCGTCCAGATCATGGACCGGCTGAGCCTCGATCATGTGAACGTAGACGAACCAGGCCTTGGCGGTGGTGTAGAGGACAGACTTAGAGAACTGGATTATGATGTCACTGGCGTAAATACCGGCAACAGCCCCAAGGACCCAACCAAATATTTCAATCTCAGGGCTGAACTCTGGGCCACTTTCAGGGACAAAATCCACCCCAACCCCAGAATTAACGCTAATCCTTACGCCCTTCCTGAAGACGATAGGCTAAGGGCTGATCTCTGCGCCCCCAAGTACAAGAATCTCTCTGATGGTCGCATTCAGTTGGAACGTAAGGAGGACACCAAGAAGAGACTCAGGCGCTCTCCCGATGCTGGAGATGCCGTAATTCTTGCTAGTGCTAATTCTGAGGATATTGATAATGATGGCGCTGTTGTTGATTTTGATGTTATGGAACAAGAGAGCCGATGGAAAGGCAGCGGGAGACGGAAAGGAAAAGGAAGGAGGAGGTAATGCGTGAAGCGGATTAAGAACGTATTTGACCAGGTTGGCAGGACCGGCCTACAGCAATACGGTGGCTATATCTATGAGGATTGGTTCCCGCCACTCGTAGGAGCTGCAGGTGCCAGGATCTATAGGATGATGGGCGATAACTCGCCCGTCCTATATGGCATGCGGTACGCTGTGGATATGATCCTGTCCAAGGTGCCTGTCAAGGTCACCGAGGCCAGCAGCTGCAGGGCAGATATTGAGGCTAAAGCCTTTGTGGATTCTCTTTTTAAGGATATGAATCCCTCCTGGCCAGAGACCAAATCCGAAATCTTAACAGATATCGTATTTGGCTGGGCCTACTTCGAGCAGCTTTTCAAGAAGCGTGAGGGCCTTGACCAGGACGACCCCCTGAGACGCAGCCAGTATGACGATGGCCTTATCGGTTGGAGGTCCTGGGAGATCAGGTCTCAGGAGTCCCTGGATCACTGGGTATTCGATGAGGAGACAGGCGAGCTTCTGGGCATGGTCCAGTCCCCGCCTCCAGACTTCCAGCCCCGGTTCGTCCCATATGCCAAGTCTTTGCTTTTCAGGATTCGATCTTCAAAGAACAACCCAGAGGGCGAGAGCCTCTTCCGTGGCTGCTACCGGGCCTGGTACAATGTCACCAATGCCGAGGACATAGAGGGCATAGGCATGGAGCGGGACCTTTGCGGCCTGCCAGTCCTTTACGCTCCCGAGAAAGTGGTCAGTGGCAAGGATGCCAAATCCAGACAGGCAAAACAGAAGTGTATCAAGCTCATCACCGGCCTTAAGAGGGACGAATCCGAGGGCGTTCTTCTCCCCTCTACCAGGGACAAATACGGCAACCGCGAGTACGAGCTGACACTTCTGGCCAGCGCCGGCACCAGGCAGTTCAATATCAACCAGACCATCACCAGGTACACCAGAGACATGGCTATGACCCTCCTGGCTGACTTCCTGCTCCTGGGCAGCCAGAAGTATGGTTCCAACGCCCTGGCCGTGACCAAGAACGAGCTTTTCCAGGCAGCTCTCCAGACCATCTGCGACCGGATGGCGGGCGTGATCAACTCCCAGGCCATACCCCTGGTCATATCCCTGAATCCCTTTGATGACATAACCGGCCTGCCCAAGGTCTCATTTGGCACTGTTGAGACCCCAGACCTGGCCCAGTTAGGAGAGTTCATCAGCAACCTTGCAGGCTCCAAGCAGAACCTGTTCGCTGATGATGTAGAGCTTGAGAACTATCTGAGAAGAGCTGCAGGCCTGCCTTCCGTCCCGCCTAAGCCTAACCAACTACCTACGCCTCTACCTAATTCTCTACCTGCAGGTGGCCAGTCCCAGGCTCAGGCCCAACCAGGCCCGGAGGCACAGCCCCAGGATGACCAGGCTCAAGCCATGGGCGAGCTGCAGAAGGCTTTCGACACGGGCCACTACTCGGCTAAGGAAATTCAAGACCTGGCCCATCTCCTCCTCCGCAGGCCCGAGGGGAGGCTGATAGCTTGATCTCGGATAGCAGGAGCGAGGAAGCCAGGAAGGCAGTCGTGCCCGGCTCTGGCCCAGCTGGTGCCCTCATAGCCTTCATAGCAGCCTCACCCTCAGAGCTCGAAGGTATAAGGCGTCTCCCATTTGTAGGACAGGCGGGACGTGTATTCAAGGAACATTACTTGGATCCTCTGGGCCTGACTCGTGACCAGGTCATCCTGGCCCATGTGGTCCCTGAGGTGCTGAAGTCGGATGGGCGGATAAGAGGCCCAAGCCAGGCCGAGATAGATGCTCACCTTCCGTCTCTCCTGAAAGCCCTGGACGATTCAAAGCCCCAGGTCATAATTGCCCTTGGCCGGGTGGCTAAAGATGCCCTCGGAGATCGGGCCGCCCTGGTCCTGCCTCACCCCCTGGCCATAATCTCGAAGGGTGACAGGGGAGAAGTGGCCCGAAAGCTCAAACAGATCAAGGGCCTGGTCCAAAAGGAGAGGTCGGGCTCAGCCCAACCCTTTCATCGAATCATAAAGGGCTACTGCACGCTCCACAACTCCAAGGGTGGGACGTTCGTGGTCAATGCTCCCGGCCTGGACTGCAAGGGCTCTGACAAGTCTTCTAATGTCAGTAGTGCCTCTGGTGTGCCTGGTTCAGACCACTCGATTATACCTTCTGGTAGGCCCAATGTGATAAGACTCTGGCTCAGATCCCACCCTGATGAACGGGCCGTGGTCAGAAGCATAAAAAACGGCAAGGCTGAGGTCAGACTGGCTGGCAGTGGTGACCTTCTGGGCACATTCTCGACCAAAGATCTGCCTGAGGGCCTGGCTGAGGGTGACCGCCTCTATCCAGTAAGCAGTGGCCTGGTTATAATTAAGCCAAGATCAGATAATATAAAGCGACACACTCACGAAGCTTACCACACTCCGGAAGAGAACGCCCTGAATCACGAGCCTCGGCTTGAAGACGATACCACCTCCTGGCTTGCCAGAGAGATGAGCCCTGAGGCGAAAGTCTCAGTTACTCACATAGACTCCCAGACCAAAGAGGCCATCCTGACCTCAGAGGCCCGGTCCTGGCAGGCCCGGATACCTCTAAACCTCTTGCCTGACCCTCAGGAAGGGGACGTCATTTACGGGACTTCTGGCAAGCTTAACAACAAGAGGACCGGAGAATCTACAGATTCAGCACCTCTGATAGACTATATCCTCCACAACACCGAGGCCCCCAGCTACTTCAAGAACCTGATTAAGCCCTATGGAGAGAGCGGCCCAGACATAAGTGGAGTGACCAAATCTCTTGAAGAGGACGAGCCTCATAGTGCTGTTGCTTTACAATCGTATTATCAAAACTGGCAGACCTATGTACCCAAGACCGGCAAGGGCAGATTTGTTTTACAAGCGCATTGGCGAGGTCTTAATAGAGAAGAGGCGAACCTCAGCCACGAGGAGCTTCTGAAAACAGACAACAATGTACACTGTGACCTCCGCTTAGAGATCGATGGAGAGACGTTATGGGGCTTCACAATCTTTGAAGGTAAGGCATCTGACATTCGTGAGACGACAGACGGCGCCGGAATCCTGAGCCTAAAGCCTGCAGACAGCCTACAAGGAGCATACAAGCTTCCTCAACCCTATGCCTGGCTCGACATAGCCAAAGAAAAGCCATATGTCATCGAGCCTACAAGTGCAGGTGCGACCTCCAAATCCTGGGCAGCATTCTTCCAGCTAGATGCAGGTGAATACGAGCTCTCTTATGCTCGCGAATATGCCAGAGAGCTTTTCATGCATGGCGCAAAGCTGAAGGGAAGGCTATTGATTCAGTGTGCCCCTGTGGGCAGTCGCCGTGTGTGGATTATTAACCGCCCTGAAGACCAGACTCCCTACACAGCTAACCATAAGCTTGAGGATGTGGAGGCTGATGTTAAGGCCAGGGGCCAAAAATATCTTGTCTGGGCAGACAAGCCTGGAGAATCCCCACAGGTCATAAATACTTCTTCTGATATACAGAAGGGCCAAGGCTACGCAACTATTCTAAAAGCTGATGAGGAAAAGCGCATAGTATGCGGCGTAGTCCTTGAGCCTGAGTCCTTTGATTTACAAGGGCATCGGCTTACCGCTGATGAGATTAAGCGGTCTGGTGAAGAATACCTAAAGAAATCCAGGGTATTTTTCGATAGACACCGCAAGCCCGCCAAAGCTGAGCTTGTAAAATTCTGGTTTGTAGATAAAGACCAGATGGTATACGGCCAGCTAGTCAAGGCCAATTCCTGGGTAATTTGTGTTCATGTCTCAGATGATAGGATATGGGACAGGATCAAGCGCGGTGAATACACTGGATTCTCGGTAGGAGGTAGAGGTGTCCTCATACCCGTCAGGATTGCCTAAGCAAGACCTGACCAGGACGCATTGGAACGAGATCTCTTTCGTTCCCCGAGGTGCGAACAATAAGATTTATTTAATATTCAAAGGAGCTGATGAAATGGGACTCGAAGAAGATATCTTGAGGGCCATCCTGGGCACACCCCTAGACAAGGAAGACCAGGTAGATGGCGTCCTCAAGGAGCACAAGATAGAGGGCGATGCCGCCGCTGTGCTCAAGGCCGTAGTTAAGCTGACCAAGGCATTTGAGGATGTCCTTCCAAAGGATGTGCCAAGTGTCATAGCCAAGTGTGCCGGTTATCCGGCCCCGGTGCCAGAGAAGAAGGATGAAACGAATGAGGAGGCTGGGACTGGCAAGAAACCTCTGTACGGCTACCCTATCAAGAAGTCTGTGGATGGTGAGTATGACCTCTCAGACGTGCCGCCTGAGATGCAGCCCATCATAAAGGAGCTTTGGACTGAGAGAGAGGCGCGTCAGATAGAGAAGGAAGAGCGCCAGAAGCTCCAGGACGCTGCAATAACCAAGGAGCTGGAAGAAGAGATCACCAAGGAACTGAGCATGCTGCCTGTTGAGACCAGGCCCTTTGCCCAGGTTCTCAAGCAGTTCAAGGAACTTGACCCCGACGGCTACAAGGCAATCATGCCAGTCCTCAAGGCCGCCAGCAAGGGACTGGCCAAGAGTGAGCTATTCAAGACCCATGGCAGGGCCGGTGCTGGTAGCATGACGGGCAGTGCCTGGGATCGGCTCGTAGGCATTGCCAAGGGCATGGTAGCCAAGGGAGCTGAGGATATGACCCTTGAAGAGGCCATCAACAAGGCCATGGACGAGCATCCGGAGCTGGTTGAACAATACGAGGCCGAGCATGCCGCCCAGGTCCGGGCAGTGGGGATGGTCTAGATGGCCACTGAAAAGCCTGTCCAGACACTCTCTGGCCTCGCTGGTGAGGACCTCTCTTCCAAGCAGTCCCTGGCCATGAAGTACAATTCATCTGGTAATATCGTGGTCTGCGGTGCAGGAGAGACCAGCATAGGCATACTCCAGGAGCCTGATGTGGAGGGCAGGGTCGTCAGCGTAATGGTCCTTGGAGAGAGCCCGGCTATATACGGCGGGTCTGTGACCGCTGGGGTGAACCTGGCCGTTGGCTCTGGCGGGAAGCTGGTAACTGCTGCTGCCGGTGATTCTGTCGTGGCATATGCCAAAGAGTCTGGCAACCTCAATGAGCAGCACACCGTTATGCTCTTGCCCCGTCTCTATAGCGGTGCCAGGGGCGAGACCATACTTCAGTTCCACCTCAAGAATACCAGCATTGCAGATGGTGACCTGCTCACGGATATCATCCTGGGGTTTGCTGGCACTATCAAGAAGTTCATGGCCATGGTCAATGATCCAGTCACGACCGCGGCCAAGGCCTCGACTCTCCACGTTGAGATCGAGGACACTCCTCTGACTGGCGGAGTTCTGAGCCTGGCCAGTGCAGGCATGACCCCACTTGGCAAGGTGATCAATGCCACTGCAATCACTGCGGCCAACGTTTTCACTGCCACTCAGAAGATCAGCATAGTGGCGGCTTCTACCACTGCTTTCATCGAGGGAGAGACCACCCTCACTATGGTCATTGAGCCCGCGGTGGCTTGAATTTGTAGGAGGTGAATAAAAATGCCAAATCCAACAAGAGGCGACCTGTATGTTAATAAGCTGCTTGGCAACTTCGCCGTCGGCTGGGTCCAATCGCAGAATGTCTACATAGCAGGCAAGGTGTTCACAAACATACCTGTGGATGACAAGACCGGCAACTACGGCGAGTACAACCGTGCGGACTGGATGAGAGATGAGGCCGAAGAGAGGGCCCCAGGCAACGAGTCCGCTGGTGGTGGATGGGATATAGACAACTCAGCAGAGTACATCTGCAGACGCATCTCATACCACTTCGATGTGGACAATGAGAAGCTTGCCTCCACTCAGAAGCCCTTCAACCTGAAGAAGGATGGCACAAGGTTCGTTTCCCAGAAGCTGCTCATCAACAGGGAGAGGAAGTTTGCCAACAGGTACTTCGGCGCCAGCAAAGGCTGGAACGATAGGGCTGGAGTGGCTGGGACACCCAGCACGAACCAGTTCAAGCAGTTCAACAAGGACGGCAGCAAGCCAGCAGATACCATAATGGCCTACATAGATGAGATCGCTGGCTATGGTTTCAAGCCTAATAAGATAACCTCCTCGCCAGACGTGTACCGTTGCCTCTGCAACCATTCTGACGTCCTGAGCAGGATCCAGTACAGCCAGAAAGGCATCGTCACTGCTGACCTGCTGGCAGAGCTCTTTGGGGTTGAAGAGTTCCTGGTCGCCAGGGCCGTAGCCAATACGGCGCCCAAGGGAGCTGCAGAGAATACAAACTTCATCTTCCAGAATGGTCTCTTGATCACCTACTCGGACCCGAACCCAACGATTGAGTCACCTACAGCCGGGGCGACATTCTCCTGGCGGGCCTATGCAGGGGCCTCTGACCTGGGATCCAGGATAAAGGAGTTCCCAATCGATGAGAAGGACTGCGTGAGGATCGAGGGCGATATGGCCTCGGACCAGAAGATGGTCTCAGGCATCCTCGGGACATTCATGGCCGGTGTGCTTGCCGCGGCATAAGGCAAGCCCATCACCTTTTTTCTTTTGAGGTTATTATGGCCTGGACCTTTACGGATGATCCTGAGCACGTCCCCCGGGATGCTGTCAGGGTGCTATGTGGAGATGCAGATGAGAACAACCAAAAACTCTCTGATAACCAGATTGCCTTCTTCATTTCTCAGAACGAGGATAATAATGTAGCTGCAGCTGCAGATGCTGCTGAGGCAATAGCCGCTCACTACGCGGATATGGCGGCCGTCCACACGGGAGACTTGGGCGAGAACCTGACTTCAAAGCATGATGCCTATCTGAAGATAGCTGCCAGGCTCAGAGCCAGGTCTGAAGATGATGGCCCGGATGATACCGATATACCAGCTCCTTTTGCTGGTGGTGTGAGCCGGGAACCAATGTTCTATCGTGGCGTGGGCTATCGTACAAGAGACACCACCGATTACTCGACCGATACCTCATGAGGTGGTGGTGAGTGTCATTTCGCTATGTGGATGCAATTCTTCAGGCTCTCCATAACAATGCAGCCCTGCACGACCTTGTAGATGGCAACCTGTTCAAGTTCAAGTCCCTGGAAGAGAGCGAGACCGGCCTTGGCAAGAGCACTCATAAAAGCCTGATCTCTGTAGAGCTGAGATCCTGGCCAGGATCGAAAGAGGTCACCGAGCCCGTCCCAGTAATCGATATCAGGTGCAGGAACGGGGCGGAATACTGCCTTGAGATCGCCAAAGCTGTCAAGGACATTATAGACGATGGCATAAGTGAAGTCATTGACGGAGTCGCCTATGTTATCTCAGTCTCCAGCCTGGATGGTGATCTGACCTGGGACAAGACCTTACTGGCCTGGCGACTTATCTACGTGGTCAAGGGTATAATCTACAATCCAGCCACCGTAATGAGCCTCACGCCCAGCCTTGCGAGCCCACAGAAGCCAGATAATAAGGTTATATGGTTCTGTGCCTGCCCTGAAGCTACTACCCAGGAGATCCAATACAGGTTCTCACTAAACGGCCCAAGGACCGGCAGCATCTGGCAAGATATGACCAGCTGGACCCCTCAAGCATACTGGCTCTGGGTCATCTCCGCCTCAGACATCGGCTCCAGCCAGGTCAAGGTCGAGGTCAGGAACGCTCAGGGCCTCCCCTCGGCTGATGCCAGCTCTACAGCCAGCTATACAATCCTGGCTAATGCCCTGCCTGTCCTGTCATCACTTACTCCAAACCTGGCTAGCCCCCAGGCCCCAAAGGTCAGCGTATCATTTACGGCCGAGGCATCAGATGCAGAAGGCGATTGGATACTTTATCGCTTCTGGCTTAATGGCCCAGGGACCGGGAACGTATGGCAGGATCAAACAGGCTGGCAGACAGAGAATAGATGGGTCTGGAATCCCAGAGCTGAAGATGTAGGGACCAGCCAGGTCAAAGTCGATATCATAGACCAGATGCATGCGGGCAGATCTGGCTATGACGCAGCCGAAACAATCAGCTTCGTGATTCTAGATAATGATGCGCCAACAATTGAAAACATAGTTGCAGCACCTACAGACACGCCAGCGCCAGGATCGCCAATAGATATCATCTGCATAACCAGCGTTGTAGAGACTGATGAGATCCTGTATAAGTTCATCCTGACAGGACCAGGGACGCTCTCAGAGAGCGCAGATAAGACCGGGTGGCAGAATAAGAACTCATGGACTTGGACGCCCACAGTGGACGATATAGGAGCTAACACCGTTGGCGTGATGGTCAGAGACGGCAAACATGCCGGGCCTGGCGGCTATGATGGTTATAGCTCGGTCGCTGTCACTGTCAGCCTACCATCTGCGCCTGTACTCAGTAGTGTTGCATTCAGCCCTGGGAGCCCCCAGTTTGTAGGCAAGACCATTGAGATGATCGCCACAGTCCAGGATGCCACAAATGAGGTGCTTTATAAGGTCAAGGATATGCACTTCACAGCCCCGGCAGAAATCACAAGCCCATATCAGGCGGTTGATCTCATAACTATCCTGCCTAGTGGCCTTGGCTTTGGGCGCTTTGCTGATGGGTCCATGGCCAGAACCCAGACATCTGGTGTATATTGGGACGTGTTAGACGGCCCAGAGTTTGATTATATTCAGGACATCGCAGTGTTTCCAAATGGGGTGGTCATTGTATCTGGCGCCCATAACGACGATAATAGGCCCCACATATCCAGATCAACAGATGAAGGCGGCAGTTTCGACCTCGTTTATACCTATCCGGGTGATGCTGAGGCTATTTGCGGCCTGGAGGTCCACTCTTCAGGCGTGGCCCTGGCATTCACAGAGTATGACGGCAAGGTACTGAGAGCGCCTGA